GGAATCTTTGTACCATACCTATCGTGTATTTCTTGGCACATTTCATCAGTATTACTTGAATAAATGACTATCTCATCAACAAAATAAACCTTATCTTTTTCTATTTGTGCAACACAAGCTGACATTGGATCAACATTGAAGTCCATTCCGATATGTAAAGGTTTTGTCCAATCTATCTTTTTATTATTAACATTCTCTACTGGGTGGAAATTATAATAAACAGTTCCAGCATAGTTCTCAAATGTACCCTCAAACTCTTGTCTAAAAGTTCTTTGGTCTAAATCGGTTCTAGCTTGTTCTAACTCTGACTTATCAACCATACCCCCTTGTAAAGTCGTAAATTGAAAACTCTCCCATTCCTTGTCTTGTTTTCCTTTAAGGTAAAGCTCATAACTCCAATTTCCATACCCTCTAGGAGTACCACAAAACAAAACATCTCCTAAAGTGTCTGCAATAGAAGCTCTTAATACTTCATACCAAGTTCTTTTATCTATATCGGCAAATTCGTCTAATATTAAAAAGTTAATTCCTGTACCTCGTAAGGCATCAGGTTGGTCTGCTGATTTTAAGCTTATAGTGCTATTGGATTTTTTAATTCTTACAGTTAGATTGGTTTCGTTAATATCTTCAATCCAGTTAAAGGAGTGAAGCATGGTTTTAAGATTAGACCAGCATATTTCCCTAGACATTTTAAAGGTGGGAGAAACATACCAAATATTCTGAACTGGCTTGGCAGCATATTTCATCATCTCGGTTATAGCAAGATGTGTCTTTCCAAATCTTCTTCCTGATATTAAAACTCTAAACCTTTTCTTCGACTGACTTACCTGATGTTGGGCTTTTGTTAGAGTGATTTTCATTACACCAATACTTTACAATAAATTTATACTTATCCCAAGAGATAGGATCATCTTGAACTAACTCAATAACTTTATTAGCACCTTTTTCAACACATTTAGACCAAGCATCAACAGGTTCTCTATCGGTCATGACAGGGTAACATTGTTGAGCTATTAAGCTACATACTTGAAACATAAGGATAAACTTCATTAATCTTTATCCTCATTACGTATTTTTCCCCATGTAATTTTCCAATTAAGCTTTGTGCTATCTTCTAATTTCTCATCTGATGTAAAAGGTTTAGTAGAGATTCCAATAGATTGTTTTGTATTTTCACAGCCAGTTATAGCCATAAATAAACATACCCATAAAAAAGTTATGAGGTATCTAATCCATCGTTCTGTTCTCTCCATTTTTTCTCTTTGCTTCTTTCTTCTGCGAAGAAATTGTAATGTTCTGAATTTCATCTTCTCTTACCATACCACCTACGTTTTTTAAGAAACCAAACATACGATTTATTCGTTGTTCTCCTTTTTCTTCTTTTTATTCTTTCTTTTGTCAAGTTTTTTCAAGTTTCGTTTAACAAAATTTGTATTCTTCTTTATTTGTTTAGATAAAACTTCTTGTCCTTGTTGCAGCTTAAATACTTGTTCTTTCATATTCCAAGTTTCTTTTAAGTTCCAACCTACTAAAGCAATTAAAGCTGCTAAAGCTAAACCAACTATCTTATCTTTTAAGTCCATCTTAATTACAATTCATGTTATCTAAATCAATGGGCTTATCCTTACCATAAAACCATATCCAGCTACTTATCTTTGTACCATCTTGCGTATAAGTACATTTCTTACCTACTGAACAGGCACTTAAAGCAAAGAATAAAGCCAGAATTAAAAATAATTTATTCATAAGTTTTATCCTCTTCTCTGTTACTACATTCACAATAATTACATTCACAAACCTTTTGAGAGTCTGCATGATGCTCCATAATGCAATGACATTCGTGTCCACATTTTTTACAATTATCCATACTGTCCTTTATACATAAATTTGAAATAATATTCTAACTTTTTATGACTTCCACCAAATAAATCCCATACCTATAATACCAGCTAACCATATCATCCATATATCTTGTGCTATAAAAATAAAGTTTAAAACATCTATAACATCAGTCCAAAACATTTTAATTATCCATACATTCCACAACAGCTAAACTTATCCATAAAAAAATAATGATAAATAATAAATCCTATGGCTATGCCTAGACTTAAACCAATTAATAAAGAAAAAAAGAAAATAAAATATTTTTTAATCACTCAAAACGATCTTTTTAATAGATTTTGATCCATCGTTATTAATCTCTATTTCAGCTTTTGTTTTTACACATTTATAACTAACTGTTTCGCTGTACTGACGTTCTGCTTCACGTTTTCCACGTAAGCACATTCCCATTGAGTCCTGAATACGATGCTCCTTAATTTCAAAATTTACAAACATTAATAATGCGACTACTGTTTCCATTTAGTTTGTATTCCCATTTTTATAGTGCATTTCTCTATTTTGGTCTTTTAGTTTTTCTATATCTTCTAAAACTTTATCCATTTGTTTTCTTAAAAACTCGATGTTGACTTTGTTTAAAGCCATATTTTCAATATGCTTGTTTAACTTATCGGTAGTTTTATACAAATCCTCAATCATCATAAATTGTTCGGAGTCTGCTGGAAGTGAACCTAACTGACCTCTTGGCCACTTAATTCTAAACTCTGTATTCTCGGTTAAATCTTTTTCCATTAATTCTAATGTAGTTGAAATTTTATTTTGAGTTTCAATGATACCGAAGTAAGCCCAAGTACCAATAGCTACCATTGTAATCAATGATAAAACTGTTTTCATTGGCATTTGAACTGCTGCTTCTTCTGATATTTTTAAAGGTTTAGGCATTAGTTATAATTATAACTCCCTGATGGAGTATCTCCTTGTTCTAAAATTTTAAATAATTTTTTATGTTGATCCATAATATCTTCATCTGAATCCATCATTTTATCAACCTGTTCTTCTAATTTTAAAACCTGTTCTCTTAACACTTGCACTTTATCTTCGTGTACTGCTTGGATTGTAGAGAGTTCAAATGTACGAGATAATGACCAACCGCCTAAAGCTATTAATAGTCCAACTAATAATGTAATAATTTTATCTGTCATTTTTTCTTTCTACCAAAATAATGTTCTGATGGTTCATAATCCCATCTCATTCCATGATGCCCTCTAATATCAGCATACCACATTCTTAATCGAGCCAGAAATTTTAAAACAGGTCTTGGCATTAAAATATAACCTCTATAACTAGATATAATGTTATGAAAATAAACATAGACATCATTTGAACATCGTGAGGGTGGTTAATCATTTGCTTTTTTTCCACTCTCGATACCCCTTAATCCATTCGTGATGATCTCTCTTACTCCATCGTTGAGTCCAAGCCCAACAGCTTATCTTACTTCCATAAATTTCCAAAAGGTTTAAAAACCAATCTTTTATTTTGTTCATTACTTAATTCCATGTACCAGTCTTACGACCTGAACTACCTTTTTTACAGATGTATATTGTTCAACAGAATCTAGGTTTAAATTAGACTCCACACTACTCATCATTAATATTGCTATAATTATTTGCATAATATTTATTCTATATCACAATAAAATCCATAAACCAATTTCCCTTTTTCTGTGTACCAACCCTGATTAATAGTATCTGTTTGTTCGTAATAAGTGGCTATTGTTTCTATGTAAGCTTGGCCCTGTTCAAAGCAAGTCAAGGCATTGTTAAAAGGTAATATAATAGGTTCTGCTGCTAGGATAAGAATAACTAGGAATTTCATCGCTGGAAATATCGAAGTCGCCATCTATGGCAAACGTGGTTATCTCTAACTCCAAATGCTTTAAAAATTCCACAAAAACCTCTACGATTAGAATACATGGCACAATTTCCACAAGCTTGTTTAGTAGTAGATTTAACAAAGGTATTAGGCAACCTGTAATCTATCATTTCTCCATTGGGATAAAATGCCTGTCGCTTAATCATGTACCAGTTCTCCTCTGATATTTCTTCATTCTTTTTTCGTGTTTATTTCTTCTTTTTTTGTGGCGACCTTTTCTTTTTCTCTTATGTCTTTTTTTATAAGTATTAGCTCCCCACTTCGGAGCTTTACCCATTACTTAACCTCTTCAACATCTTCAGCTTTTCCATCAATGATTAAGGGTAAGGGTTCTGTAATATTTTTAGATTCTATTTTATCTTTGTAACCTAACACGTTCTTACTTAACCAGATTTGCATATTGGTATTGTCTTTGTTGATTGCTTTTTTCCACATAGATCGTCTTAAAGAGGTCTTTCCAAGCTCTCTGTTATCATCAATAATTTGTGCGTAATTCCTAATTAAAGTTGTTCTGTGTACTCCAAGCACAGCAGCTATCTCTTCTAACGTACATTGTAATTTACTTAATTCTGCTATCTTTTTTACATCTAGTAATATTTTAGGTCTGCCCACACCATTACTTTTTTTAGACATAATTGCCTTATTTTTGCTACTTTTCATATTTCTATCTTTTCTATATTTAGCACAACTCCCATAGGAAAGACATTACGATCTGTAAATTCATCTTCTTTTTCATCGTAAGTATTAAATGTCCATAGATACTTCTTGTTTTTCTTATAGATGAAGCCAAAAGTGAACTTTATAGCTGGGAGCATTTCATCAAATTCTTTAGACGATGCGTGTCCTGAATCTCCAAGTATATCTTGCCATTTAATCTTATAATAATAAAACTTTTTCTTGCCTATTGAAATGTGGCGATATTTTGACTTTTTTCTGACCATTAATGTTTTCGCTTATTATAAGACTCTACAATAGATTTATAATATTCGAGCTGTATTTTCAATCTGCGATTTTCAAGGGATAATGCTATAAGTCTTTTTCTTACATATTTAAAGATTCGCAAGATACCTCTCATTAATAATCCTTTAAAGGTTCATCTCTCCACTTATGCTTTAAATACTTCTTACCATCCGATTTTTTCCTTAACATAATATAATTTCCCTCTGTACCTATTTCTTCGTATTCCTTGCTAATCTTATTGCTAGACTTATTAACATTTTTATTACTACTAATTAGTATATGTTTATTAGTATTGTTATTTAGTACTTGTTGCGATAGGTGGTTGGGAGGTGGTTGCTGGTTATCCACATACTGAAATTCATCGTAATTTACAAGCTTAATTAGGGTTACTTTTCGGTTAGGGTGGTTAGAGGTGGGCTGTAGCTGGTTGGTTCTAGTGGTTATCATTTTTCTACGCACTAGACGTAGTATGAAAGTACGCATCTCACTATAACTCATTTTAAATCTTTTAGCATTAATTCTTAAAGGGAATATTAACTCCCCTCTTCTTACGAATATCTTGTTATTTAAAAACATTAAATCCTTATCCTGATGGGAAGCTGAAGAAATCATATATATCCAACAACTCGCCTGTAATAGGTTCTTAAACACAGGATGTTGCCAAATATTACGATAGCAGATAAAATACCCAGATTTTCTACTCATTTTTAATCCTTTGTAAAATATGGCATATAACATCAATAGTCCAACCATCGCCTAAAACACTTGCAGCTTGGTTTCTAGTTAATGGTTTTGTATAGTTTTCTGGAACAGTTTGTAATCTTTCCATTTCTAGTTTAGTTAAAATCCTATTAAAAAAAGGAGATAAATTTTTTTTAATAAATATAATATTTGTAAAATGTTTTTTCCATCTTTTAAATCTTCTTTTGTTAGATTTAGGAGAATTAGGTCTTGACTCTCCCTCTAATAAACAAAATGCTTTATCATTAACAGTATATCCACTTTCAATAATATCTTTAAATAAAATTTTTTTATCTTTAGGTTGTGGAATGTCAGAATATCTAAAATTAAATAAATCTCTATATTCTTCGCCAAAATTAACCCAATATAATCTATCCCTCATTTGGGCTGAAACTAATTTACTATTTATTCTTACTGGATATGTTTTTAATAAATTAGAAATATATTGATATTCTTGTTCTGCCATTCTAACATTTTCTAATAACCAATATTTAGGTTTTATCTCTTTTAACAATCTATAAAATTCATAGAATAAACTTGATTTTTCTCCTTTAAGTCCTTTTCTTTGTATATTGGCTACACTAAAATCTTGACAAGGCGATCCTGCTAAAATTAAATCTATCTTTGGTAAATCACTTGCTTTTATTTTTTTTATATCTCCAAGTTGTATAGTATTAGGATAATTATATTGTGTAACTTGTATAGCTTCCTTTTTAATTTCAGATGCAAAATATTTATCATATTTTATACCACATCTATTTAAAGCTATTTGTCCACAACTCATTCCATCAAATAAACTTAATACATTCATTCGTTATTTAATCTCCTCTTAACAATTTCTAATAATTCCTTTTCAGTTCCATATTTCTTTTCAAATGCTTTCTTATTATTATGAATACTAAATTGGCCTTGATGATGAAAATGGCAAAGTGGGATTGTTTCGTAATGGCTTGATCTTCTACCAATGCCTGTGCCTTTAGGTCTAATGTGATGAATATTAGCTGGAGAAGAACATATTAAACAATCTAATGCCTGAACTTTAGACATCCACTCTTTTTCCTTTTTAGTTGCTACTTTTTTCTTCGCCATACTATCGCTGTCTTTCCATAAGGGGTTTCTCGTCTTTTGCCAGAATCCTCTACCAAATCTAATACCTGAAGTTCCCTACATCTTGCACATACAGAGCTTAATGTCATTTCCAATTCTTCTGCTATTTCATAGTTAGTAGAAGCTTGGGTTTTTAAGAACTCAAATACTCGTTCTCTTTTAGTGAGTAATTTTGGCTTTTGTTTGTTGAATGCCGATCTTGAAGTATCGGTATAGTTGTGAGCTTTGTAATCTAACTCTAATTGTTTATTCATTATCTCCTCCCTAAAGGCGGAAGCAAGGGAGTCGCCTCCGCCTATGTTTTATAATTAATTTTAGAGATAATTATATCTTCTTATAACAATTTTTTTAATTAAAACAAATTATCTCTAGTGAGTCGTTTTATATTAATAATTTTAATAAATCAATACAACTATGGTGTAAAATAAGGCAAGAATAGTAAAAAAGCTAGGTTTTATGCGGTTTTTTTATATATTGACTAAATACAACTAAAATATTAAGTTGTTTATATGTTTAATAAATTGGGAGATAAAAATATGAGTGTTATGAAATTAAAAGACTTTAGTGCAACAAAACATTTTTCAATGCACTTTAAAAGAATCTTCGGTGCTAATACAACATTCGGAGATATTGCTAAAGTAAAAGCACAACAAAATTCTACTGGTAATTTAATGGGTTCTCATGTGGAAGCTCATTTAAAAGACCAGAAAGAATACGCAGCTAAACTAACAAAGGAGAAGTTATAGTGGATAGTGTCAAAGAACTCAAAGCAAACCAAAAGTACACAAAGGTCGTAGAGCAGCTTAAAAAGACCGAAGAAAAACTTTTAGAATTGCGTGAGAAAAAAAGACAACTAGCAACTAACATTCACGATAAGTTCCATGAACCTAACGTGATTTTAACTGCTGGTAATTAAATAAATATAAGGAGATAATTATGAAAAAGGTAATGGGAGTTATAGTATTTTGCACTCTATTAAATGCTTGTGCATCATACACACCAATCGTTGATACAAAAGGGAAAGCTAGATTTGAAACAAGTAATGCTGAAGAGTTAAGCAATGATAAAATACTTTGTGCCAAACTAGCCAAAAACAATTCATCATTTTTAAGTAATATAGGTTTTTGGATTACAAGTCCTGAAGCTGATACTCAATATACTGACATTTATAGAAAATGTATGGTGGGTAGAAATCATCAGGTCTTAAACTAGAAAGGAAATATGAGAAAAAATAAATACAACAAAGAACAATCCTATCAAGGAGCTGTCAATATGCTGAATAGAATAAAAAGTCATTATAATGATGGCTGGTTTTCAAGAAGCGATTTTACGCACTATATGGGATTTAAGATTAAAGAAATTCGGTTAGATTTAAACAAAACTCAAACCGATTTATCCAAAGCTTGTGATTGCACATTTCAACAAATCCAAAAATATGAAAATGGTGTAAATACAATCTCTTTGTATAAACTACTATTATTAACTCGTTTTTTTAATAAGGTTATTAAAGAAGTTAATAAAAACACAGAAAACAAAAAACCTTATGTTGGAGTTGAAACATTTACAAATCCAATTACACAATTAATTAATGGAGGAGATAATGATAATAAAAGCTAAAGATAAGAATGGAAACCTTATTGAATTTAAT